CCCAGAACTAAGAGCCTTTGCCTATTCGTATGGTCCGAAGTTCCTAAGTGAGGTAGTTAACGAGCCTAGAGTACAGGAGATTAACCTTGAGCAAATATAAGCCTAGAAAGACTAGCGGTAAGTTTAGGTCAGCACTGGAGAAGGAGTTTTCAAAGGAGGTTAAACGTAAAGGGTTTGACTACGAGCCATACGGAATGCCCTACACAGTGTTCAGAACTTATATGCCAGACTTTGTACATGAACCAAGTAAGACAGTAGTGGAAGTAAAAGGTTTCTTTCGTGTAGGTGACACCTTGAAATATAAGTCAATTCGTGATACAATATCAGTAGATGGTTACGAATTAGTATTCCTACTATCGAATGAACATAAGAAGGTACGGAAGGGCGGTAAGATTACAATGGGTCAGTGGTGTGAGAAGGAAGGTATGAAACACTACACCCTAAGTACCGCACAAGAACTTGTCAAATACGTTGAAGGGAAAGAATAATGTCACATACATTAGAGGAACTCAAGGAAGCAGTAGCAAGGGACTACGATGCGGTACTGGTTGTCGAAGCATTGGACATCTCAGTTGAGGACTTGCTAGAGGCTTTCGAGGATAGATTAATTAGGAACAGAGACTTATTTACGGAGGATGATTATGAGCATTGATGACGCAACACCCGCTGACTGGGATGCACTACGACAGAAGCACCCTGCTTTGATTAAGAAGTATGAAGACTTCGTGACCAAGAATGAAGATGTGGTCAACAGTCCTCAGCACTATAACTACGGTAAGATAGAATGTATTGAAGCTATTGAAGAGTCTATGACACCAGACGCATTCAAGGGTTATCTCAAGGGCAATACTATGAAGTACCTGTGGCGTTATGAACGCAAGGGCAAAGCAGTAGAGGACTTAGAGAAAGCCCAGTGGTACTTGAATAGACTGATAGAGGCTAAGTAATGCAGGGACAGACACACGGAGGCAAGGGGTCAGGACAACGACCCACTGACTCCAAGAAGTATGCAGATAATTACGATGCCATCTTCGGTAAAGACAAACAGAAAACTAAAGACAAAAAAAAGGAAGTTAAAAAATGAATCAATACCAACAGTTTATACACAAGTCCCGCTACGCACGTTGGCTACCAGAGGAAGGCAGACGAGAGCGTTGGGATGAGACAGTCAATAGATACGTAGACTTCTGGAAGGAACGTGGTCAGATAAATGACAAGACAGCACTACAGTTGTTTAACGCTATCCATAACCTAGACGTAATGCCTAGTATGCGTTGTATGATGACAGCAGGGGAAGCGTTGGACAAGGACAACGTAGCAGGTTTTAACTGTAGCTATCTACACATTGACTCACCACGTAGCTTTGATGAACTTATGTACGTGCTTATGTGCGGTACAGGCGTAGGGTTCAGTGTGGAACGTAACTTCATCAACAAACTACCTATGGTTGCTGAGTCATTCCATGAGACTGACAGTACGATTGTAGTGGCTGACAGTAAGATTGGTTGGGCTAGTGCATTCAGAGAGTTAATCGCTATGCTGTACGCAGGTAAGATACCTAAGTGGGATACACATAAGATACGCCCATCAGGTGCTAGACTGAAGACCTTTGGTGGTCGTGCTAGTGGACCAGAGCCTCTTGAGGATTTATTTAATTTCTGTGTAGGTATATTCCAAAAGGCAAAGGAACGTAGACTTACCAGTATTGAGTGTCACGACATCTGCTGTAAGATTGCTGAGGTTGTAGTCGTAGGTGGTGTACGTAGGTCAGCATTGATTAGTCTATCTAACTTGTCAGACCCTCGTATGGCTAAGGCTAAGTCAGGTGACTGGTGGCGTAACGAAGGTCAACGTGCATTGGCTAACAACAGTGTATCATACACAGAGAAGCCAGACTTTGAATCCTTCCTGTCCGAGATGCAAACCATGTATGAATCTAAGGCAGGGGAACGAGGTATCTTTAGTCGTGTGGCGGCACAGAAGATAGCCGCTAAGAACGGACGGAGAGACCATGAGCAGGACTTTGGGACTAACCCTTGCTCTGAGATTATCCTACGCAGTAATCAGTTCTGTAACCTATCTGAGGTCGTTATACGTGCAGACGATGACCTCGTTAGTCTTAAGAAGAAAGTTGAAGTAGCTTCCATTATCGGAACTCTACAGGCTACCTTGACTGACTTCCGCTACCTACGCAATGTATGGAAAAGAAACACAGAAGAAGAAGCACTATTAGGTGTTAGTTTAACGGGTATATGTGACCACTATTTACTGGGTAAAGATTCACCAGACTTAGATAAGTGGCTAGGAGAGATGAAGGATGTTGCTATCAAAACTAATAAAGAATGGGCTGAGAAACTTGGCATTAATCAGTCTGCGGCTATTACTTGTGTTAAGCCAAGCGGTACTGTGTCTCAGCTTGTTGACTCTGCTAGTGGCATACATCCCCGTTTTTCTAAGCATTATATCCGTAGAGTACGTTCAGATAAGAAAGACCCGCTTGCTCAATACATGACAGCCGCAGGTTTCCCTGTGGAGGATGACGTAATGAGTAAGTCTTCACTGGTCTTTGGCTTCCCAATCAAGTCACCTGACAGCAGTACTACAGTAGCTCAGGTGGGTGCGATGGAACAGCTAAGAGTTTGGAAGAAATACCAAGACCACTGGTGTGAGCATAAACCAAGTATCACTGTTTACTATACAGATAATGAGTTCCTGCAAATAGCACAGTGGATATGGGAAAACTTTGATTCCGTTAGTGGTATTAGTTTGTTGCCTGTGAGTGACCATGTTTATCAGCAAGCTCCTTATGAGAACATAACCGTTGACAAGTATGAAGAGTTACTAGCGGCTATGCCAGTTGATATTAATTGGGAAGACTTAGAACACTTTGAGAAGGAGGATAATACTACAGGTTCACAGGAACTAGCGTGTGTCGGAGGAGCGTGTGAAATAGCATAGGTAAAACTAAGGGGGCGCAATGCCCCCTTTTGTTATCTAAATTGATTACGTATTTCCGCTTGCTCTTCATCACTCAGAGCGTCCATAACGTCACTTACAATAAATAAAGCCGCCTTCTCTCTTGCTTGGTCTGACTTAAACTTAGCTTTGTTAAATGCTAATAGACGATTAACAGCTTTAGGATTACTAGATGCTTTAGCTAGAAAGATTGGAGTACCTAAAACAGCCGCGGCAGTCCCTATTGCTAGAGGCGCACCTCCTACCGTTCCCGCTGTACCTACAGCCGCCATTCCTGCAAGACTCTGATACTCTTTGTTTCTTAAGAATAGAGTACCTAAGCTACCCTCAGGCTTCTTACTAGCCTCAGCCATGACATTAAATATTTGCTTTACTCTACCATAATCCTCACCCATGATTACCTTAAGTCTAGCTTGGTCAGCAGGTTTAGAGAATCTAGAGGCTAAGTCTGCATAGGAACTTATGTCAAAATCAGCAGAGTTTACGTTAGGTACTAAGTTCTTTATAAATGACTGTCTGATAGCTTTCTTAGCTTCCTTAGCACTAGCATAAGGTATTTCAGCAGGTAATCCTTCAGTCTTAGCTAACTCTTTGTAAGCATTGTCTACACTGTTTAACATATTTTGTATCTTACTTACATTTGTTTGTGTAGTCAGTAGCTTTCCTAAGGCATCATAACTACCGTCCTCTGCATTCCTAATTACATTTTTATTTATTTTAGGAAGTAAACCTTTCATGCCCTCAGAGTAATCTTTCTTAAGTAAAGCGTATTTTTCAGCCGCCTTAGCGTCAGCTTGGCTTAGGCTTTTCAGTATACCTTCCTTAATCATGTTCTGAAGCTCACCTAGCTCGTTATGAACAGTAGCATTATAGTTTTTAGAGTTAATATCACCAAACTCTTTCATACGTCTTGTCATCATTTTATCAATGTCTATTAACGCCTTTGCTGACATATTCCCATACTCAAAGACACCGCCTAGTTGTTCGTTAATGAAATCGTCTGTCTTTGGATGTAAACTGGATATTTTTTTAGACACAGGTTTCATTACAATTTTACCTGTAGCTTCATCTACAGATTCAACAAAATCTTCAGTCAATACTTTATTTTGATTCTGAAACCTCAATAATTGTCGCTTTATACCTCCTGTGTTTATCTTCTTGTTGATTATGTCTTTACCTAGTTGCTCCAAGCCTTCACCATACGCATCGCTAAGAGCCATACGACCCGCTGTAACAACATCTAAGACAGCTTCTCCCAATTCTACAGGGGAAGCACCAGTCCTTATCACAGAACCCGCTGTAATGTCGTTGAGAGCCGCCTGAGTTGCTTTATTTACCTTGTCAGCATTTTCTAAAGCTATCTTACCTGAACCTAGACCTGCCTCACCTAACTTTTCAGCAAACACTTCTAAAGCACTAGCTTGTCCTGTTTGGAATCTAGTTAAACTTGCTCCACCTTCCTGAAGTATTTGTTGTGTAGCTTGCAGAGATTCAGGAGTACCTGCTTCCAGTCCTTGCTTAGGTATAGCTGTTATTTGTTCAGCAACTTCTTTAGGTGTAAAACCTAAGGCTTTCTTCGCGGCAACGAAGGCGGGTTTAACGGCTTTCCATGTACCTAATGTCGCTATGTCAAAACCTATGGACATTAAAGCCTTATCTACCGCTGAGTTATAGTCTAGTTCTTCTTTATCAGTTATTACGTCAGAGGCTAAACTACCACCAAACGTACCAAAAGCACCACCGCCAATACCGCCTATAGTAGCACCCGCAGGACCGAAACGACCTCCTACTTTTGCTCCCTTCAACGCTCCTGCAAGACCTAGAGGTAAATCCATGTTGGCTTTTACATAGTTATATATGTCTTTGTAGAAAGGTAAGTCCTCTTGCTCTACAGTGGGAGTAGGTGCTTGTGTTTGAAACTCATCTGCACTAATTAGACCACTTCTAATTGCTTTATCTTTTATTTCTTCTTTAGACACACCAACAGGTGCGTCAATCTCTTGACCATTAGGCAGTATTACTATTTGTCTTTGAGTCATTAGTCTAAATCCTCGAAACGAACTTTAGCTTTTTGTCCTTCTTCTTCTTTAGTAGCAACAGGAAACATTTGTTTAAGAACTTTATCAAAATCTTCTGATGTTTCAGAATTTAAGTACAAGGCACTCTTAAGCATAGCATCATCTAGTTCTTGTTTTAATCTTCTTAAGATACCTGCGTTAGCTACGTTACCTTTCGTAAGACCTGCATAAATGTTTTCAACAGCTTGTCTTTCACCCTCAGAAATAACACCACCAAACAAAGGTTTGAGAGACTTATACATTTCTTGACCTAATATAATCTCTAGTTCTGCTTTGTCCGCTGACTTAACACCAAAGAACTTTTCTAAACCAGTAGCCGCTAAATTGATAGGACCACCTGTTTGCACAGTCTCTAGAAGTTTTGTTGCCTTGTTTAAATTAGCCCTAGAGGCATTTAACGTAGGTAGCATATCAATGGTGTTTTGTCTTAATTTTTGATACTCTTGCTCTTTTTTTGTTTTACCTTTAAGACCTATCTCTCTTTCTCGGTCTTCCACAGCGGTTAAACCAAACTCTCCACCAACAATATCTACTTTTCCTTTTGGTTCTGGACTGGCAGTAGTACCAAGAGGGGCATAAGATATATCAGTAGTGCCATCATCCGTGAAAACACTTGTTGCTTTAAATAAATCCCCATTCTCATCCTTAACTATCGTGGTACTGCCTTTTGAATGCTTTATGTCTTGCTTATCTTTTAGAAAATCATTAAAGTTATCAGGAGTAACAATACCCTGTGCCGCTAGTTTATCTAAACCAGAGTCAGGATATTTATTAGCTAAGAATGTAGAAAAAGCTGTCATTCTACTTTGTTCTTGTTGCTCATCTGCTTGCATCTTCTGACCTGCCGCCTGTACTAACTGCTCTTGTATCGAAGGAGCACCACCGAGCATACCACGTATAGCACCAGTTAAACCTTTAGCTCTTCTTGCTCCAAACTCCATACGTTGTTGGGCAGGAGTAAGTGCAGTCATAGGGTCAAGACCTTGACTTGAAACACCTGTCAATAATCCCATTATATCTGTTTTAGCCATTATTGTATTCTCCTACTGAAATAAGTTCGATAAGTTATTAATACCTTCAGGAATTGGCTGTCCTATTTGAGAAAGTATAGGAGAAACGGAAGTATATCCGCTTGTACTACTTGAGCCACCACTACCGCCAAACCCTAAAAAATCACCAATAGATTCAATCAAATCTGGAGTAGGAGCATCGCCAAATCCAAGACTACTTAACAAACCACCAGAACTTAATCCTTCTATTTGAGATGGAGTCATACCTAAAGACTGAGCTATCAATTGCTCTTGTAACGTAGGTTGTTGACCCATAACTGCTCCTAACAAACCTTCTTGTTGCTGTAGCTTAAGAGCATTAGCTAACTCAGTGCCCTGTAAGTAAGACTCTACACCCGCTAGTCCTGCCTTACCTAATAACTCAGTACCCGCTAGTTGTCCTGTTTGTGCTATCTGTGCAACTGGAGTACCTATTCTAAGTGCTTCCAATGCTTGTTGCTGTGGAGTATAACCTGCGCCTAGTAAACCACTAGCCGCTGTAAGTGCTTGCTGTTGTTCAGCCATAGCTTGCTGACGAGCCGATAGGTTTGCTCTAGCCATAGCCTCTTGTCTAGCGGTCTCTTGTGCTAACAACTCTGGCGAAGCACCACCGTATGCCGCTGACTGTAAACCTAAGCGTCCTTGTGACAACAAACGCTCTTCTAAGGCTAGACGTTGACGTTCTTCTTCAGGTCGTTGTACGGCTCTCATTTGCTCATACAGCGCACTTTGGGCTTCAGCGGGGGAGACACCTACTTGACCAAATAAACCTGTAGCTTGACCTATTAGTTGCTGTTGTAGAGCCTGTTGCTCTGGTGCTAAACCAATGTCAATACTACCCTCAGGAGTAGTAGCTGTAGTCCCTAGTCCCGTGGTCACAGTGAATGGTTTGAACTGAGCCTCTTGAGAAACACGTTCCCCTAGCTGTTCCAAAGCCTGTTGCCCTGCGAGACCTGCCTCCATAGCACCTTCTATATTTTCCTTGCCAAGAAAGTACTCAGCACCCCCTGTTAAAATGTTACCAAGTAAACCGTCAGCCATTATATTAATCTCCCCAATAATGCGTGTATATCTATTTTTTGAATTGAAAAAGTTGCGTCATTAATCTGTGCTTCGATACCGATAGTGACAACCTCACCGCTACCACTAGTATTAACCTTTGGTGTATTAATTAAGATGCTTGCTGAATACTCCGCATCTGTATTGTATTCACTTATACCAAACTGTGCTAGATTACTTTCACCGAATGTAAATGCTTGTTTAGAATAACCCGATGAATAATCATAAGCCCAGTTCAATGTAGTTGCTGTATTCTCACCACCAACAATAGTTAAGTTAAACTTCTTTAAAAACTTAAGATTAGAAGTATTACCAAAGTCCAAAGGATTACTAAAGTAACGCATCTGATACTGTGTTGTACCGTCTTTATTACCAATGTACTTAACTATCCCTGAGTTTTTCCCTATGTAAATAGTACCGTCTTCCAACCTAGCCAAAGACAAAGGATTTAAGGATGACCAAGTAGTTGCTCTGTGTGAACCATCCTGTAGAGGTGCTCTCATGTCAAAGCAATACACTATGTTATTGTCAGGTAGTGTCAGCAAGTAGAATGCTTCCTCTGCACTGTACAATGACTTAATAGGATTAGTCTGTTGTGTAACTAAATTAAGTAAATCATTACGTACATTCTTGCTGATGTCACGCATAGGCATAGACTTTTCTTGTATAGTCCTACCAAAGCTACGTACACCTGAGTCAGATAAAAACAATAAGTCTGTACCCGTTTGCTGTACTGAATCCCTAGCGATACAACCAACGCCCTCTACAGTGTCCGCAAGGGTCATCGAAGCGGGACTAGAAGCTCCTGAGTACACTAGTATAGACTTCCTACCAAAGATGATTAGAAAGCCATTGTGAGCCGCTAGAGCCGTTATCTCATCGTGACCAGTAGGGAATACTGTAGTCACATCCAAAGAACCTGAAGTACCTCCCGTCCAATGGTGTCCGTTTAGTAAGTCAGACCAATATACAGTGTGTTTGTTACCAGTCACATCAGCCGCCCATAAGCGACCGTATGCGGCTAAAACTTCATTAGCCTGTGGCGGTACACCAGTGGCGTGACTGTGGTCTGAATGAGCCTCTAGTGTAGGAGAACCATCATGGTCTGTATAGATTAAAGGTTCATGTCCTCTTTGGTACAAATAAGCATGGTCATTTAAGTTAACTATCTTCCAGTTATTACCTGTAGGGGTATAACCCACAGGAGTAATATCAGTCAAAGTAGTAGTGCCAGAGAATATCTTATTGTTCCCTGCTGACAATACATACTTACTACCACTTTGGTCTACGTACTCATAGACAGTTTCAATACCACGACTAGTTCCTAATAATGAAGGACCATTAGTTGACACTTCATCGTAACCTTTCCTAGCGGCAATACGACCAGACTTATCAATAACACAGTTGTCTGCAATAGAGGCAAACGATGGGTCAAGCCCAATGGGAGAATCTTGAGTATTTAACCCAAAAAATCCAGGGGCGGCTACTGTAATATTCTGTAATTGTTGAGCCATTATACAACATTCCAAATAGTTTCTTCTGGGTGGTATGACGCATCTATTGCTATAGCGTCAGCTAGTGTTGTGTCCGCTAATGCAAACAGTTCAGCCGCACTTGTACCTCCAGTTTCCCCACGCTCCCTAGCACTCAGTGCAGTAGCTAATTGTATTACAGCTGACGGTGGTATTGCTAGTGTCTGTGCATCAGCAGTAAAGTCAGCAGTCCTTAGAACTACGTTAAAGTCAATAGAGTAAACACCATCAGGCTTAGGATATAAGTCAACCTTGTTGTCACCACTAGCATCTACACCTTTAA